CAATTTAAATTAACAGCTGAAGATGTTCAAATGATTATGAAGGCTGCGGCAATCACAGCTGCACCTACAATTTCCATTACATGTAAACATCAACAAGTAGTTCTTACTATTGGCGACAAGAAAAATGATACAGCTAATACTTATAAGAAAACTATTGGCACTGGTTTAGATGATTTTGATTGTCACGTTGCTGTAGAAAATTTTAAAATTATTCCCGACGCCTATACTATCACAGTATCAAAAAAGAAGTTATTGCACTTCAAGCATGAAACTAAAGGTATAGAATATTTCATTGCAATGGAACCTGATTCAGAGGTGTGATCATATAATCATGACTGATACTGCTGAAGAAAACATAAAGTATGTTGCTCGAATTATAAGTGAGCGAGAATGTGGTACGCAGGATCAATGGGAGTATTATATTCCGAGGGCTTGGGATATTATATTGTTGGTGGAGCAAATAGGATTTTTAGATAAGAAAAGATTTTGGGGTTCTAAAAATTAAATCCAAAAAAACTAAAAATCCTAGCATAATGATAGGAACACCTATGTATAATGGGCAATGCTATCAAGATTATGTTAATAGTATGTTAAACAACGTATTGGATTTAAGATTAAATAAAATAGGCGCATATTGGATTTTCCTTGGGAGAGAAAGTTTAATTACTAGGGGAAGAAACAATATAGCTTATCATTTTCTCAAATCTGATTGTAGTCATCTTATGTTTATTGATGGAGATATATCATTTCCGGAGGGGTCAATAAGAAAGTTATTAGATGCTAATAAAGATATAATAGGTGTGCCTTATCCGAAAAAAATTATAGATTGGGATAGAATAAATTTTGTTTCGCAAAATGATAAAAATAATTCTATCCCTCTACAAAATTTTGCTGCATCATATGTAGTAAATTATTTAGATACCAATAATACAAACAATCATTCTGATATTGTGGAAGTATCTCATATAGGCACAGGGTTTATGCTTGTCAAAAGAGAAGTGTTTGAAAAATTATTACCTCATATGGAAAAAACCAGAGATGCTAACTTTGGTATACATGATGTTTGGTATACTGAATTTTTTAAAACTGAAATAGATAAACAAACAGGGACATTTATGTCCGAAGATTGGTCTTTTTGTAATGCTTGGTCTAGATTAGGTGGTAAACTTTATGCTATGCCTAGCATAAATCTTAGTCATACCGGCACGTATGTTTATACTGGCAATTTTAATTTAACCGGTCCAAACATTAATTAATTTATTATGGAGTTGTTATGGAAATTCGTGAAGATCAGTTTTTATGGGTAGAGAAATACCGTCCAAGAAAATTAGAAGATTGTATTTTGCCAGCAGAGCAAAAACAAATTTTTGAGGATATGATTGCTAAGGGCGAAATACAAAATATGTTATTGTGTGGTTCTGCCGGTGTGGGTAAAACCACAGTTGCCAGAGCTCTTTGTGAGGAATTACAAACAGATTATATCATTATAAATGGTTCGGAAGAATCTGGTATTGATGTATTGAGAACAAAGATTAAGCAGTTTGCCTCGACAGTTTCATTTACAGGTAAGACTAAAGTAGTTATATTAGATGAGGCAGATTATTTGAATCCCAATTCAACACAACCTGCCTTAAGAGCATTTATAGAAGAATTTTCTGCAAATTGTAGATTCATTTTTACGTGTAATTTTAAAAATAGAATTATTTCTCCTTTGCATTCTAGATGCGCAGTGATTGAATTTAAAATAACTAAAGATGATAAACCTAAAATTGCAGCAAAATTTTTCAACAGAATAAAGTTTATTCTACAAAATGAAAACGTTGAAACAGATTTAAAGGTTGTTGCTAAAGTAGTTGAAAAGCATTTCCCCGATTATCGACGTATTCTAAATGAATTGCAGAGGTATTCTGTATCGGGAAAAATTGATGAGGGTATTCTAGTTAATCTTAGTGAAGATAATATGAATGCTCTTAAAAATGCTCTTAAAGATAAGGATTGGAGAGCAATGCGTGCATGGGTCACTAATAATTTAGATAATGATCCAACTAGTATTATTAGAAAAATTTATGACACAATGGTGCCGGATGTTGTGCAAGTACCGCAACTTATTCTTCTACTAGCAGATTATCAATATAAATCTGCATTTGTAGCTGATCAAGAAATAAACTTAGTTGCATGTTTAACTGAAGTGATGGCTTCGGTAGAATTTAAATGAAATCCGCTCGAAGTAAAAACCCTATAGTTCAGGTGAATACAAATGTATTCGGTGAAACTACAGAGACTATAAAAGAAGTTGAGGAAGTAAAGGATACTAAATATACACCTTTCGATTTTATTAATGCAATACACTATAGTAAAGAAAATTTAATAATCGACGAATGGACAGAAAAACAATATAATTCATACATCATAAACAAGGGTTTATCTTTCGGACCAGATACAGTTATACCTGCCAACGAAATGAACTCTAGACCACATTTGGATAAGAAGTTACAAAATTCATTCTTAATAAATATAATAAGACGTAAAAAAAGATTCAATAAATGGATCAAAGCTGAGAAAATTGAAGCGATAGAAGTAGTAAAAGAATACTATGGTTATAGCACAGACAAAGCTCGCCAAGTTCTTCCTCTTCTCGACCCTTCCAAGATTGAAATAATAAGAACAAGATTAACCAAAGGTGGTAAATTATGAATGATGTTTTTAAAATAGATTTTCCGGGTTACAATCCTCTAGAGGTGACACTAGTCAAACCTGATGATTTTTTAAAGGTTAGAGAAACTTTAACTAGAGTAGGTGTTGCGTCTAGAAATGATAGAATATTATATCAATCTTGTCATATTTTACATAAGCAGGGAAGATATTATATTGTTCATTTTAAAGAATTATTCGCTTTAGATGGTAAGCATGCGGATTTGACAGACAATGATTTGCAAAGAAGAAACACTATAGCTAAATTGCTTGTAGATTGGGAACTAGTTAAAATTTTGAGTCCTGAATTATTCAACGACTTAGCTCCTTTATCTCAGATCAAGGTTATATCATTCAAAGAAAAGAATAACTGGGATTTGCAAACTAAGTATAATATCGGTAAAAGAAAGCATACTGCGGTATAAATAATAATATCCCCGGGATGGGACTAGCATGCCAGCGAAGGCTAGTAAAATATCCACTGGTGCCAACGCCATTCGGGTTGGCAATTTAATACTCGCTTATTAGGAGAACTATTATGACACTACTATTGAAAAACGGACCTTTTGATATGTTTAAAGATATGGATAAGTTTCTTGTAGGTTTCGATGACACCTACAATCGTATGGCTAAATTCCATGACGACTTGACCAAAAATATTCCAAACTATCCTCCATATAATATTCGCAAGATAGACGATAACAAGTATGTTATTGAACTAGCCGTTGCTGGTTTTGCAAAACAAGATATTGATATTACTTTCGAGGATAATAAACTTATTATCAGCGGTAAGACGCAAGATGCTTCTGACGATAATTTTATCTTTAAAGGAATTGCTAATAGAATATTTACTCGCACCTTCTTACTTGATGAACATATTGAAATCAAGGATGCAGGTATGATGAACGGTATGCTAAAGATTGCATTAGAAAAAATTATACCTGAGCATAAGAAGCCTAAAAAAATTGAAGTAAAAGATGGCGAAACTAAAACAAGTAAAAAAACATTATTGACTGAGAATAAACAAAATGACTAAATCTAAACTGTGTGCATTATGTGCATCGGTTTCTAGATTTTTTAGAATAACACCTTATGCCGAGATTTACCTATCTAAGAGCATAGACCGGGCAGACTTCGATTACCGAGAGAAGGAACTTAAACGGAAAGGACTATTATGAAAATTTTTAAGTCAATTTGGAAGTGTTTAGAAAGTATTAGCGAAGGTAGACGTATGAGAATTAATAAACAGGTTCAAGAATACGTTAAAAATCGTACATAAATTTTAGGGGGATTTAATCCCCCTTTTTGTGAGGTTTATATGATTAAAATTTTAAAGTTGAGTACATCAGAAGAAATTATTGGTAAGGTGATCAAGGATCCAGAAAACAATTCTTGGTTTGTAGTACAGCCGTGTGCTATAACACTAATTTCATCCCAATCAACAATGGATAGACATGCTATGGGATTAGTTCCATATGCAGGATATACTAGCGAACATACAGTATCGGTAAGAGATAGCAAAGTTGTATGGATTGCAGATCCTGCTCCAGAGCTTTTGGCGGAATATAATAAGGCAATGGAAGTAGCAATGTATTTTGCCAACGATAATACCCCTAATAGATAATGAGAAATAGAAAACACGGACCCGTTGTCTATATTGATCCTAGTACTGGCTTACCTAAATGTACACCTGACGACTGTGCAGATAAACTTATAGAATATTCAGAGGTAAAAGAAACAAATTATAAATGGGTAGGTGGTCCAGTTTATCATAGATTTTATTATTCAATATGCCAAGAATGTAATACTAGAACAATAACCAGTTCCAATAAAAGAAAAACAGACCAATCATATAAAATAGCCACAGAGAATGCTGGGATAGATCCTATAGTTAAGGAGTTTGTAAATGGCAGCAACGCAAGAGAGAAAACACAATAGTGTAGAGAAAAAAACACGTCAGAATGGTAGTAAAACTGCCACTATGAATAAACATACAAAAAGATCGTATAAAAAATACAGAGGCCAAGGAAAATAATGCACTATGATTTTATAGAAATAGGGACTTCAGATTTTGACACCGAAATAGAAAGAGCAAGACTATATGATAGGGGTATATCTATAGATCCTATTCTATATTATCTTAACAAACTTCCTAATAAACAATTTGTCCATAAAGTTTTAGCTGCAGTATCTGATAATGATGATACAGTTAAGTCCTATTATATTCCTGAGGAAACCATACAAAAATATAACTGGCCATGGTGGCTACGAGGATGTAATAGTATAAAAGAATATCATGAGACAGGATTAGAATATATTTTGAAACAAAAGCTAAATCCTGAAGATATTTTCGTTGAGAATATTGTTAATCAATATAGTGTTAAAACTTTATTTGAAATGTATCAGGTGTCATCAATAAATTTTTTAAAGATAGATACCGAGGGGCATGATAATATAATTATAAACAATTATCTAGATTGGGCGATAAAAAATAATGTATTTGCTAAAGAAGTAATGTTTGAAATATCTTTAGCTACTACACAAGAAACTGATGATACAATTCAAAGATTTGTTAGCCATGGATATACTTGTATAGATAGAAGTTATCAAGATGTTTTTCTTTGGTTAACTTAATGCTTGTTCTTCAATACTTGTTATTATATAATAAGAATATGGTAGACAGCACTGGTGTGCGGCGGAGACTTATAAACTCTGGAGACTGGTCAGATGGGCTGGAACGGTAGGGTTCGAATCCCTAGTCTACTACCAAAG